GGGTGTTTATAAACTACATCATAACCTTGCCATCTTTGGACAACACCGTAAGCCCATAGATCATGATAGTTATAGCCACGGTAGTCTCTTGTTCTAGTTTCTTTGACTACAGTAGGGTTTATTTGAAATATACTGGCGTATGGTGTACCAAGGATGAGTGAACCTGCCTGCCCAATAATCAAAGCACAACAACCAGGATAAACGATCGTTCCGGAACGTACACCATTATTAACAGCAATGTAGCCATACTCTTCCATATTGTTTATGTTAATCTGACCTATCTTCATTACTCTCGTAAATTGCGACCTTATGCCACCCAATATGTAGGTAGACTGATGTCTAAAAACCGGTTTAGGTATAGCCCTGCCTAATATTGCGGAGTATAAAGCATCTGCCCTGACCGTTTCTTCTAAAGCGTCTTCCGTGTTATATTCCATTTTCCTTATGATGTGTTTAATGTTCTTAGCGTTAAATATGGCTAAATACTCACCCCAATACCAACACGTAGTAGCAAAGAGCGACTCAAAATAAGGAGCATCGGATTTCGATAGTGCCAACTTATTTATTTTTAGAGCTTCACGAGATATGTTTACACCACCCTTTTCGAGCAACATGGGCAGTGCTGCTCGACGTAGACCTAGTTTTGGCAGATGCAACACGCGTTCCATACCAGTCCACCAGTGAGCTTCTACTGTTTCTGTCCCTGGCTGAACCAACCAATACCTCAGACTCCTATAAGCACTAGCAAGCTCCTCGTACCATTTATGTGTTGTGACTAATGTAGATATAGTGTTCACAATATCCGATTCCGTCACGGTAAACATTTCATTATTATCCAACCGCAAATCCGAAAAACATTTAATTGTCTTCTCGGATATACCGAAATCGATGTCTTGATCTATTAGTAAAGGGGTAGTTCTTTTGTTGCCACAGAGTACTTGTCCCAGGATAGCAACCTGCTTCTTTTGTAACCCACTACCGTTAATATAACCATACACAGTACCATATCTATCAATCGCTTGCTCGTTTGCAGGTAACGCAAATTTATCGCATTCTAGGATACCACCTTGGTCAAATTCATATTTTTTATGACTATCAGTATACCTAAAGCGACACTCAATAAAACCAAACTCTTCCCCAAAATGGGGACCACTTCTACTATGGCCATCATTATACTCATACATGTGTATAACCTTAGTATTATATTTAAACCTATGCGCATGCCAGACAGCTTGTTCAACATTCTGACCATTGTTGTCTAGTATAAATCGCGGAGGTAAGGCAGCGTACCATGCGCGCATACTATTTAATAGGTTTCGTGTTTCAGGGTCTGCTTTGTACATACCGAAGCCCATATGGTTGTGTTTAAAAAACTCTATAAGCTTAGTGTACATAACATTCCAATCATCATCTATT